AAGCTCCAGTGGGCCTTCTTGGTGGCGTTATTGATCGCATTTTTGGCGAATTATCTCGATTGACGCCCTTTAGGGGCAAGGTACATAAAAAGAGGGAAATGACATGATAGGGGCGAGAGGTTGAATTTGGCTAGTCCCTCTCGTGACCCGTATCATGTTTTGATGCCGGCTGCCGCTTTAAACGCGGTGCATGTTTTTCGGCATGGGCAATCTATGCAGTACATAAATTTCGAATACGAATCGCTTCCTTTACATCCCATGAGCTTATCGCCGTCATAAGTTGGGATATATCCATATCCATCGATATAGAATTTCTTCATGTTATTTCACCTTTCGCGAGTTTTGCAGATATCGTTTCCATGACATCCTCGTACTTCTTTCCAGCCACCACATTTTTTGCAACTAGGTGGCTCAAATCGTCAGCACTGACGGCGTATTTCTGCGCCAATTCCATCAAATCCTCAAGAGCCTCGCCGCGCGGCACGTGTGCGCAGCATGAAATTACACCGATATTATAAATACTAATCTACATCACCATCCGCCGGGCAAGCCTTCCCCAATTCGCATTCCCCGCATAGCCGGAATTCTCCATTCTGCATAGAGGTACATCCGCCTCTCTCTTCCCCGAAACCATTCGGATTATCGCGATAGACCGCGCGGTACATGATGTCATCGATTAAGAATTGATTCATGTAGGCTCCTTGTAATCATTCACATTTCGGATTTCAGCGCCGTATAACGCAATCGGTGTCTCTTCCGAATTTACTAGATTAATATAATAAATATCACCACAATCGCATTCTATTTTGATTGTGGTTTCGTCTGGCATTTTCGATATCTGCATCATTCTTCATCACCATCCATCATCACAGTCCCATTCAGCAGAAACATCCCATCCTCATAAGTAACATCATATCCGTGGGTAGCCAGCAGAAAGGCCGCCTCTGGCAGGGACATGTTGCTGGTAGAATTAAGCAGCTCTTCGGGCGATTCTGCACAGGCTGTCATGGATAGTAGACAGATTATGGCTAGGAATTTCATCATTCAGATCACCTCGAAATCATAATCAGAATCCGTCGTATCGTATTCCAACGTCTCCCGTTGCAAATTCGCAAGATATCTCGCGTCATATTCGTTGATGGCATCGACTTCGATTTCCACCGTTTGCGTAAGAGTACGTTTCACCTGAACGGTGTACTTCATTGCTTCTCACCCCTCGGCAGCTTGACATTCTGCCCACATACAGGGCAGTGGGCATACCTGCGATGTGGGTTAGGCGTTCTTGGCTGGTAATTCCAGGCGTGGCCACATTTTGGGCAGGTTGAGGGGGTGGGCATTCAGGACACCACCAAGCAACCACCCTCTGGGCATTTCTCTTGCATCGTCTCGATTTGCGCTTCGAGTTCTGCTATGCGTTCATTGTCCTTGTCATAGCAGGCGGGTGTGTGTACGAACTTATAGCCATTTCCTAAGCACATTTCCAGCTCGTTGAATGGATCATAAGGACTTTCCTCTTCTCCATTCCATGAAGTGAATCCTGGATGGGCGCTTTCGCAGGTGAAATACTCAGTATGATTCCAGTAGATTATTGCAACGCTCTTCATCTCAGCATTTTTCAGCACTTGAGGGAATGCGATATTTTTTCTTGCCATCTCAATACATCTCCAATACCTACTATGCTATATATCTATATATACTTATCCCCACCTCATAACAGGCTCTTCAAAGCCCCAATTATCACCACCTACATAGAATCATACCAACCGAGCACCAAAACTGCCCACAGGGCGCTAATGAGGTTCTGGTAGATTGTAGAACTCCTCTTTGGTGTAATAGCATTTCCCACCATACACTTCCTCTATGATCCGATGAAAAATCAATCTCCACCGCTCGCGATCATGATTAGCAAGCGTGTTGTGCCTACAACAAACCGCCGCGAATATTGGGGGGCGATCATTGCAACAAACTTCCTTATCATAATCACAGTGATGGACAGATAGACGTTTGCCATTATCAATTTCTTCTTTTCCACACAATAAGCATCTGCGATCAAAAAATACTCGGACGCGTTCTTTAAATTCGTTATTGAACTTTGGGCAATATGGCTCAAACGATAATCCACCCCTCCAATTAGGACTATTCTGGCCTGACATTGCGACAATTCTTTGCTTTTTAAATTCGGGATTTGACCATCTTTCTTTCGACTGCTTACTAACACGATCTCGTTGTTCGGGGCGATTGGCTATTATTTTCATGGAAGCACTTGTTTTCTGTTTGGATTCTGGAAGATTCTTAGCATGTTTGATGGATTCACGCACGTTTTGTCTGTAATCCGGATCGCTCCAAACTGCTTTCATGCATTTACTTTTCGTTTCCTTGACACCGGGGCGGGCGGCCCGTTCTGCCGCTGCGATTTGTTGATGTCGCTTAGCATCGGGACGTTTAAAAGCTTCTCTGAGAACTTTGCTCATATGTTCTTTGACACCTGGCACACATTTAGCAGCTCTAATACCATTGGATCGTGCGTTTCTCGTTTCTTGGTTTGTCCATGTCAATCGCGTTGTCTCACGCAGTTTAGCTTTGGTTTCTGGCGATGTGCGTTTTCCTTTGTGCGCCAAACTCAATTTAGCCCTTAATTCCGGACTCGATTTTGATCCTTTTATCAAATTAAAACCTCAATGATCTAAACGCTCTACTACTAAATAAAGCTAATCGATAGGAGTGTCTTCATGAGCACGATTGACGATATTTGCAACCACCTGGCGGATATGCCAAGCCAGACACTACCAATTTACCAGATGCAATTTCCCGATGACGTAATTAATTGCATCGCAGTTTTCCCAACTGGTGTGGGTGTAGGTGGCAACATAGGCAGCAAGCCTTCGATGACATTCGGAAATTCGCTGGCTACTGTGGGATATATCGATTATCCTGGCTGCCAGATACAAGTGAGATACACTGATCCGTGGAATGCGTTTCGGGTTGCTGAGGATATCCGGCAATGGCTGGATGAGAATTTGCCAACTGGATACATGCGATGTGATACCAATAGGAGCCTGCCGGACGATTTGACGAATACAAGTGACCTGGGTATGTCCGGAGGGCCTGCATATCGATTTTCGGTTGATTTCAGCATGATCAAGGTACGAGCATAATGGCAGATACTCCCATTCAGGCCATCGGCGATGAATATGCCGTCAAGATCTCCGAAGCCTTCCAGAAGTGGGCAGAAGAGGCACAAGCGGCATATCCTCAGATAGTGCCCTTCGATCCCACTCCCATAATATTGGCCGCCATGCTCGCGGCGGGGGAAGCCCAAACAGCAGAACTCGCGGCTTTACTTGAAGTCAAAATCGAGTATGATCTCATCTCACCGGAAGCTATCGCATGGGCGAAGAAATATGGTGCCGATCAGGTAAAATATGTGCATGCCGGGACGAAAGCCGCGATCAGGCAGATTACCTTAAGCGGCTTGCGAGATGGCCTATCGCCACAAGCGCAAAGGAAAGCGATTAAGCAGCTCGTTGGGCTCCTGCCACAGCATGTCATTGCGGTGCAAAATTACCGCGATCAGCTTTTTAAATCGGGCATGGATGAAGCAAGCGTTGATCGATTGGCCGCCAAGAAAATAAAAAAGTTGCTGAATTGGAGAGCAAGTAATATCGGCCTGACCGAATCGCATACCTCCGCCAACGAAGGAATGCGAAGGGCCAATGAGGATGCCGTGAAAAGAGGTGTCCTAGACCCCAAAGAATACGAGCAAGAATGGGTGGTAAGCGGCCTGAAGAATGTCTGCGAGAAGTGCCTGGCCATGAGCGGCAAGCGGGCACCAATCGGCGGCACATTCTCAAATGGATCACGGGGGCCGCCTATCCATCCCTCTGACCACTGTGGCGTGGTGCTTGTGAGGAAATAATATGGTCGTGAAATGGGATCATAAAACGTTTGTGGATCAGAAAGTTAAGAAAGGCATGGACGCTTTGGAAGATTGGGGCAAAACTGCCTGGCATCCGCAAGCCTACCGGGATGCTCCTAAATTGTCTTCCACAATGGCATTATCGTTGGGTGTGGAAAGAGACGACGCCAATAAGTGCATCTATGTAGGCGGCGGTGGCGATGCCAAAGACTACGTTTTGAAGCAAGAACTTGATAGATCTTTGCGGCACACTGTCGGGAAGGCGGGATTTATCAATGATACTTTGCAACAAAATATAAGCAAACTGCCAACATATGTTAAGAAACATATAGGATAAGTGGCGGGCCTTGTACTTCGGCCCGATTCATCCCACATACCCACCGCAGGGATCAGATTCGAACTGATTTTAAGCCGCCATGCTGCCGAATTGAACGGCCTCATGTGGGAAATAGCCAAATAATCATTCTCATCATCATATTTAAATCTTTTCTCTTCTGTGATTGCATCGCTGCAATGCGATTCATGAGATGCTAGCATGTTAGATATAGTTGCAACTATACAAGGAGCGTAATTTAAATGACGATATTACCCGGAAAGGGTGGAAAAGTGACGCAGGCGACTAATTTTGTCGCTGAAATTAAAGCATGGAAAATTAATTTAAAGAGTGACACCAAGGAAACGACCCCAATGGCGACCGATTCTTCCACTGCATGGAAGACCTATCTGTCCACCCTGAAGGGATGGGATGGCTCCATTGATACGGTAGGTATCGATATGACCGATACCAACGGGCAGCTTGCGTTATTCAACCTCATTGGCGGGGCAAGTGTGGCTCTGAAGTTCTATCTGGACGCAACCCATTACTTCAGCGGATCGGCCATCATAACAGGCGTTTCGCCGTCTGCGGATGTCAATGATCTGGTCCAGGGTGGTAGCTTCTCGTTCCAGGGGACTGGCGCGCTCACATACGCGTGAGGTGTCCCATGACAACTTTTTTCGGAGGTGACACATGACGATAATTACAGGAGCCAAAGCCGGGTTTTGGTGCCCGCAATCCGAAGATGGCAGCAACGTGCTGGTATCTACGGCAGCGACCGGAGAGGCCATGACGCAGGTTGGTAGCACACTGGAATATTACATCAGCACAAGATCGAAATGCTGGTGGGACCCGAACAAGGCAGTCGTGGTTAAGGTCGACGGGTCCGCCGTGACACCATCCAGGATCGATTATGCCGGCGGGTATGTGACTTTGCAGACAGACACTGCTGAAGCTGTCACGGTGGATATCTATTACTTCGCCCTGGAAGCTCTCGGAGGCGCATATGGCTGGAAGACCGATCTCAAGGCAGACACCAAGGAGGTTACGACCTTCCCAGGAACTTTGAACACTGCAACCGCCTGGAAGGAATATGTTGCAACACTCGAAGGCTGGAATTGTAGCATTTCGCGGCACTTCTTCACCGGCAAGGCGTCGGTATCTACTGCAATTGGTACTGCCAACGCAAACCTCAAATGGGAATGGAAAGATCCCGGCAGGGCTGGAAACAATGAGGCTCTGGTATATGAAGCGGGGGCCGAACTACAGATAGCCAGGGCGGATAACGTTACGACAGTAACCTATATAGCTGCCACGTCTACCGCCGCCGATGTCAAAGGCCACCTAGAGGCCGATCCTGTCTTAGCTGCTCTATGGGATGCCAGCTATTTGGTCACAGATTGGACAGCCGGATTCCATGCGGGTGGTGCCAATCCATCCATAGACATCTCAGGCGGAACCGATTCCAGCTTCAAGATCCTGGCAGATTCCGAGTCCACCGCGCAGACCGTAACTCTGGCCGTCGCGGGCCTAAATAGCGGTGCGACCATCGCGGCTGCTATGCAGGCAGCTATCAGGGCACTGGGCGGTGCATATAGCCTGGTTACAGTGACCTACGAAGGCGCACCGGCCACGGATTATTATCTGATCACATCGGGTACCACGGGCAGCACTTCAGCCATCACCATAACCAATGCGACTAGTAACAACGTGGCTGACAACCTGAAGATTGGAGTCGCTAATGGTGGAGCTTCCACCGCGGGAACGGCTGGAAGTGGAGCGGGCCTGGTCGGTGCGGTGTCTCATGTGCATGCATCGGGCGGCAGGGATTCCTCAGATCTAGCTCGCCTGGGTACCAAAGTGCTTGCTGTGATGTATATTAACAATACCACCGGCAGCATAGGCAAGCTGGAGGGGGTCGGGAACATGACGGGCCTGAGTCCTGAAACCACGTTGGATGCTCTGGTAGAATCGAATGTGACCATTGAAGGGGTTGGCGCGCTGCGCTACCACACGGTGTAACCATGCCGATGATATGCCGTCAGTGCGGCAAGGAGCATGCGACTCTGGAAGAGCTAGAAGCACTTGCAAATGGTGGACTAATCGAACATCCAGACGATCTTAGGTTAGGAGAAGAAAATCGCATCATGCGAAAAGTAACCAAGAAACTGCGACGCTCCGGTAATCCGGTAGATAGCGAATAGCAAGGTATGGCCCGATGAAGTCCTACTAAGGGCCAAGGGCCTCCCTTGCTATTTATTTGGTATAAATTTAATAATTTATGTAGATCGATTTAAGACATGATAATTTGAAATAGGCAATTGCACCAGGGGAGAAAACAATGTCACAAACCATAGACGGCGGAACGATCGTGATAGATCGGGCCATACATCTCATAGAACCGAACCGACGAAAGATTACCGTTGACCTGAAGCAAGAAAAACTATTTGCTGATGGCATCGAGATTACCGGAATAAGGCAATTCGCGCTAGATTGCGAACCCGGTCATAAGCGACTTACCGCCAAACGGTTCAAAATTGATGAATCTGGTAAGCCAATGGCGGAATATGGTGCCATATTTGAACAGGATTTGGAATTCATAGATGATCAATTCGAAGTTATAGCTTGAAATTTGACAAGGGAGAAATCTACATGAAATCTACACCGTTTTTAGTAGGCGGCCAAGAGCTGTCTATCAGGTACGAAAACAAGCAACAGCAAGACATCAAGCACAACGCGCCTAAGAAATTCTTTCCAGATGCAAAAGGCTTGAGGTTCAAATCCGCCATGGAGATCCTCAACCATCTTGGAGACACTGACATCGAGGTTTATCTGTTGCAGAAGGGTCTGGAATGGTCCGGGTCCGGCATAGACAAAGTAAATGAAGAAATCGCTGGACAGCTCAGGCAGGACTATCTGGAAGAAGGAGAAGCCGACGCGGGCGAGAAATATGAAGCCTTCATGGCACTCCTAGCGGATGCCCTAAGCCTAAATGTAATTGGTGCATCTGGAAAAAAGCTCAAGGAGAAGGGGCAGGAGATTCAGGAGAAGACCAAGGATCAGAAGGTCGAGGAGCTGGCGATAATTTACGAGGCCCAGAAGATAGCGAACGAGCGGATATTGGCGAGGAAGAATACGAGCGGCTTGCCCTCGGACTCCTAGACCTATCTTTCGAGGAGTTTTTACATTCGACTCCTCCCGAGATTTCTATCAAAATCGAAGCCTGGAATGATGCCAGGAGAAGAGAAAAGGTCAGAGACTATGAGGCTATAAAGCTCTCTGGATGGGCGTATCATGATCCTAAGAAATTTCCATCTTTCACAGAGTTCTATCCAACGAAGGCAGCAAAACCGAAGCCCGCGCCAACGCCTATAACAGATTCCGAAGCTAGAAGGGATCTGATGTCTTTGACTCCTTGAATTTTTTATAATGAACTTTTGAAATTGTTATTATTATACTTATGAGGTTACTACATGCCAGGTGAACAGGTTGGAAGTGCATACGCCAAGATCTCGCTTGATGCAAAAGAACTCGACTCTGGCATGAATGCCGCGCATGGTCGGTTTTCCGGATTCGTCGA